CCATCGCCAGTTGTGAACCGGAACCGGCCTCATATCCGAGAAAAGTGTTTGCCGTTCCGCCCGTGATGGCGTTTCCAGCGCTGCCGCCGACAGCCGTGTTGACGGCCCCGGTGCAGTTAATTAAGGCGGCGCGACCGATTGCCGTGTTGCGGACGGCTGTCGTGTTCAGTTGCAACGCGTAGGCCCCGACAGCTGTAGAGCCGGACGCCTCAGTGCCAAGAACGCCAGCAGATCGACCGAGCATGACCGAGTCGTCAGCCGTCGTGATTGATGCCCCGGCAGAATCCCCGGCGATGACGTTCGTGGTAACTGTCAGCTTGTCATCGATCCCGGTCATGCGAGCCAAGAGCGATGCTTCACCGTCGCGGGCCGCTACGACTTCCGCAGCATAGCTGACCTCGACGCCAACCTGCGAGAAGTTGAGCGCGGTCGTGCCGACGGTGATGGCCGAGGACGCCAGCGACAGTGTCCACCGCTCACCCGCCCCGACCGTGCCTTCCGACACAAGGAAGCCCAGATAAGCAAGCTCGGCCGCAGTGTCGGCAAAAGTCGCCCGGCTGGCCGCGCCTGACGCTACGACGGTGTAAATGCCGTTTTCGGCCGGGGCCGTCTGCGAGCCGAGGAACACATGGTTCCCGGTGGCCAAGGTCACGCCGTTGAGGGTGTCGCCATTCTCTAGAGCCGTGGCAATGGCTACGTTGCCGGTAGAGCGGACGCGGACGGCGTTTGTCGTCCAGCGAATTCCAAAAATAGCCGCAGCCTCAACGGCGTCGATCCGGTCTTCGACCACGCCGAAAGTGCCGCGAACCTCAGACTTGATGGGCTCATGAGCGCCAGATGCGGGGACGCCATCGGTCACAAAATCGCGGACAGACGAGTTGGCAGACGTGCGAATAACACCCATGGGGGCTCTCCAGATTCTCTAAAAGTTCGGGGGTTAGACGACTGTGACTGTCACAGGCCCGGCAGGATCGCTCTCGCCTGCCGCGTTTTTGTTGGTGACCCAGATCCGGTAAGTGCCGGCTGTGGCCACATAGTTGTGCGTCTGGGTCGTGCCCGGCGTGGCCGCCAAGTCGCCGCTGTTGCCGGTGCCCGGAAAGGCGTCAGACGCGCCGCCGATATAGACCCGCGCATGGGTAACGCCCGAGCCGTTGTTCCATTGAACGGTCGCGCCGTCGGGGGTTGTTCCGTTGTCCACCGCCGAGAGGCCGGTCGGCATCGCGGGCGGAAGCGCAGCGGTCGAGGTGTCAACCGTTGCCGTCGAAGACCAGGCCGAAAGCGTCCCGCCGCCGGTCTGGTAGGCGATCTGGACATCGAGCGTCACCTCGGCGGTCACAAATCCCGTCGTCAGCAGAACAGGCGACCCCGCCGCCGCGTCGGTGAACTGGGCCTCGACCCAGCTGGTCGCGCCGCTGACGCGCCACCGGGCAAACCATGTCAGGTCATCACGGGCTGGGCCGTCACCATCGATCGAAAGCCGAACACCGGCACCCGATCCGGTCTCCTCGAAAAACGCCGTCACTGTGTCGATGGTCGGGGTCGCGAGCGCTTCCGGCGCAGGGCGATCAGATCCCGAAACCGCCGAGCCTTCCTCGGTCGCAGGGTTCCACGCGTCAATCCCGGTGTCGGCCAGGATCACATCAATCACGACCGTCGCGGACATCGGGTCGAACTCAACCCCCATGACCTCGACCACGACATCCGCCATGCTCGCCAGTTCGGCGTTCTGGATGCGGATATAACGATGCCCGAAGGCGTTGAGCCCATAAAGCCCGGTCACGATCCGGCCCCGGCGAAGCGACGCCAGCCGCGACATCTTGCGTTTCGCCAAACGCCGGGCCTGTGAGCGCGATTGCACCCAGAGCAGTTGAAGGTTCTCGGGCCGCTCGAACCCGCCCGCCGCAATGTCGGTCGTGTCCAGCCACGGATCGGCTTCGGTCTCGGTATAATCGCGGGAGGGGTCCAGATACGAGACCACCAGCTTATTGACCCGCGATTCCTCAGCCGCGAGAGACGACCATTCATAGGCCGTGATGTGGTCGCCCGTGATCGTCAGGGTCGGGGCGACATAGCGCCCGGCCTTGATCACCAGATAGCCCTTGGCGTTCGTTGACATCCACCCATCACAGGACGCCAGCATGGCATCCCGGCGCGACTGGGGCTCAAGGTTCGTCGGGCAGTTGCCGCCGAACTGATAGCGCGGCTCAGTGCCCCCGACCTTGGCCACCGAGGCGTCGCAATAGTTGGCCTCTGCCGTCAGGTCCGCGAGGACCGGCGCGATGCAGCGATCCCATGAGCGCCCGAGGCGGTGCCATTCATGATGCACCAGCCACACGATAGGATTGCCAGACGGCCCCCAGGTGCTTTGATCGTTGCGGCGCTGCGAACCGGAGCCGCCGGCGGTGCTGTCCGCGCGCCAGTCGTAACAAACGGCCTGCCCGACAATCGACGGGATCGGCTCGCCGTTCGGAAAGTGCTTGGGGAAACTCTCGCGGCTGCGATGGGTCGCCAGCATCATCAGGGATGCCACGCCGTCACCCCGGCAAGTCGTTGGCCATGTGGCCGAGAACTTGCTGGTCATCTCGGAATAGTGGGTCTCGGTCGGTATGCCGAGCCGGGTCTTGATCTGGACAAGGTCGCCCGCGCCATAGCGCCCGTCTGCGCCCTCCTGAACCCAGCCTGACCCGTCACGGGTCACAAGGTCGTCGTTCAGGTAGATGGCCGAGATCGAATCCAGCCGCCCATCGTGGATCGCGATAACCGCGCCAAGCGTGGCACCCGATGCCTCCCAGTGCATATAGGCCCCGCCCATCCGGGACGGCAGGCCCATCGCAAAGAACCGGATGGGCCGCGACTGGCGACGGCTGATCTTGCCGACCTCCGGGTCGGGCAGCTGGGCTTGGGCCAGCGCATTGAGGCCGACCTGGACGCCGATATACAGGCCCGCGCTGACCGTGGCGTAAACGCCAGCCGTGACCGCAGCAGCAGCCGCGCCCGGAAGCGCAACGCCTGCCGCAGAAAGCCCGCCCGTGATGACGCTGGTCAGGTAGCCGGCAGCAGCGGGGATCACTTGCGGCATATCAGACCCTCCATGCCGTAATCGCTCCCGCTGTCACCACGGCCACGCCTTTGCGCCCGACCGTCATCCACCGCGCGCCGAGGCAGATGGCCGCCGTCGGGCCGTCCGTGGCCTCAATGACGCCGATGTCCCCGCGCTGGGGTTCGTCCGTCCGTGACAGGCCCGCCAGATCAGCACCGCGCGCAACCACGCCCGCGACGCCGCCGCCCGCCTTGAGGTGCCGCAGATAGCCGAGCCGGGTTGCATACCGACCCCGCCAGGGCGAGGCCCCGTCGATCCCCGTGTTAGCCTTGACCCAGTCAGCCACCAGAAGGCAGCAATCCCAAGTCCCCGGCTGAAAGCGCCGGCCCTCGGCTTGCGCGACAAACTCATTCAGGCAGGCCATTTAACGGTCGCGGTCTGGGTGTAGAGATCGACGCGCGAACAGAAACTGTCGTCCGACGACCGGCGGCGCTGGTCTGTGTCCGTGAAGGCGGTCAGTTGCGCCCGCGTCCGATCCGTGAAGGCCGACCCGGCGCTGATCTTGATCTGTCGGGTGACGTTCAGGCCGTTGGCCTGGCGCGAAACCGTCGTGCTGTCCGCCGTGCCGTTCCAGAGCCACGCGACCGTCGATTGCTGCCAGCTGGTGCCGAAGAAGATCAGGCCGACGTTGACCGGAGCGCGGCGCACTTGCTCAACGTCGGCATCGGCCAGAGCAAACACATCACCGGACGGAACCGACAGGGCGAACTCGAGCCGCTCGGCCACGCCGCCGATCAGTTGACGCAGCGCCGGAACCTCGCCCAGCAGGCCGACGCCCACATAGGTTGCGGGCGCGCCCTCGACCGTATCGGCCGGGATGGCCAGATCACCGACCCCGGCCCACGCGCGGATGACTTGGCTGGTCGTCTCGATACGAACCAGGATCGAATACCTTGGCGCACCGAGCGCCGACATAGCGGCCTCTTGTTCGGGTAGCATCAGAAGGACTCGACCCAGACCGCAGTCGCGATCAGGTTGTTGTTGAGGTCCAGCGCGCCGAGGAAGTCGTCAGGGTTGGCCAGCCGGCAGACGACCGACGGCTGGGTGAAATCGAGCTCGGTGCCGACCGTGACGGCCTCGCGCAACGGCGGGCGGATGGTGATGTCGTTCCCGCTGACCCTCGAGATCGTGTAGAGCCTGCGCCCTTTCGTTGGGTGTGTGATGCTGAACCGCTCGCCGCCTTCCAGCGCCCCGACAATCATGGTCAGGGACAAGGTCGTGGCCCGAAGCGCAGCAGCCGCCGTCAGCGTCGCGCCGACCGGCACATGGCCGAACTCCGACCCGTCCGAGAAAGTGCTGTCGTCGGAAAAGGGAACCGTCGAGGCATCCGAGCCGCCCGGCGCGAACGGCGTCTCGAACACTCGCACGATGATCTCGCCGGTCCCGCCGTCGAGGCCCGCCTCAATCGCGCGGGCCGTTTTGATCTGGGCGCGCGAGTGGAAAAAGAACTCCTGCTCGATCACCCACAAGCCGCCGCCGTCCATGCGCGCCGACCGGACAATCCCGCCCACCGATTGCCCGCCGGTTATCGCCACGCCCTGAAGGCGGGCGCGTTCGGCGCGCGGGGTCAGAAGGTTATACGGCCAGACGTCAGTCATCAGGTCGTCCCGAGAAGGCGTTGGCGGCTTTGCAGGCCGGGAGCCGACCGGCGCGAGGCGTCGAGAACTTGCCGCCCCATATTGCCCGCCGCCTGTTGAGCGACCGGCCCGGCGACACGCTCGACCTGAACGTCAAAGTAAGGCGACGGCACGACGTGAACCGCCATCTGGCCACTGCCCTGATCCTGCCCAGGCCGACGGATGTCCACCATCTCGCCCGGCGTGGCGCGGAACTGCATCAGCTGGCTGTCGGCACCGCCGGACCCGCCGACCTTAAACGAGCCGCCGGTCTTGAAGCCGGGGATGCCCCCGGAAAAGGTTTTCAGCACCGAGCCGACCGTGCCGAGCCAGCCCATCGCGCCACCGCCGGTCGAGCCCTTGGGGCCGCGCAGCATATTTGTCAGCGTGTCGGCGAGACCGTCGAAGAGCGCATCCCGAAGACGCTGGGCAAGGTACTGGCCGAGGTTGCCGTCCGCCGCAGCCTGAAGACCCGAGCGGATGCCGTCATAGGTGGAGGCCCGGAGGTTCTCCTCATGGTCGGCTGCAAACTGGATGGCATCCTCGCGGCGCTTTTCTGCGGCCTCGGCGTTCTCGTTTCGGATGCGTTCCGCCGCCTGTGCCAGCGGGTTGTTCCGCTCACGATCTGCGATCAGCGCAGCACGGGCACGGTTGAACGTGTCCTGACTGATCCCGCCGTTCGCCTCACCCCGAGCCCTCAAGGCTTCGAGGCGGATCAGTTCGGCGTTGTATTTTTCAAGCTCGGTTCGCGTGTCAGCAAACACGCGCGCGCTTTCAGCAGCGGCAGCTTGCGTGTCGCGCTGGGCAGCGGTCAGACGCTCAGTCTGGCGCGTCGTCCGGCCAGCGGCGTTCGCCGTGTCTTCAAGGTCTTCGGCCAGCGCGGGGACAACCGCTGAGCCAGCCTGAACCGTACTAAACAGGGCATTGATCTGGGAGAGGGTTCCACGGATCGAGGTCATAGCCTTGCCCGACCCGTACTCCCACGCCGCCGCAGCGCCAGCAAAGTCAAGATGGATCACGCGCTCCATCGTCCTAACGAACGCAGCCATGTTCAGGCCCGCTGCCCAAATGGCTCCAGCCACGCCAACGAACACCGCGATGATCGAGTTCATCACAATGCCGAGACCGCGCCCGACAGTTTTCAGGCCCTCGGTATTTCTGGATGCCCCCGCCAGCGAACCGATCAATCGATCCAGCGACGGCAACATTCCAGTTGTTATCTTCGTGACGATCCCGTCCTTAGTTTTGCCAAGGCGTGTCAGGTTATCGTTGAACCGTTCCGCCGCCGCCGCCGACTCGGTGTCCAGAACGACCCCGAGCTGCTCGGCCTCCTCATACATAGCCCGGAGTCCGGCCTCGCCCTCATTGAGCATCGGGATCATGTCGGCACCGGATCGACCGAAGAGCTTGATGGCCAGGGCCGTTTTGGCCGCGCCGTCCGGCAGGGTCTCAAACCGCTTGGCCAGATCACCGATCACATCGATGGCCGGTCGGATATTGCCCGCCGCGTCAGTCGCGCTGATCCCCAAGGTGCGGAACGCCGTAGCAGCTGGGCCGGTGGCGTTTTGGCTGGCATCATACAGGCCGACCGACAGCTTGCGGATCGACTTCTCAAGGTTCTCGGCGCTGACGCCCGAAAGGTCCGCCGCGTATTGCAGGCGGCTCAAGTCCTCGACCGTGACGCCGAGGGCCTGTGACGCCTCATACATCTGATCGGCGCGGTCGATCACGCCCTTCATGGCAAGCGCCATCGCACCGCCGGCGGCGACCATTGCGGTGCCGATAGCAAGGGCTCCCGCCTTGGCAACGCCCGCGAACCGCTGGAGGCCAGTCTGGGCGGTCTTCATGCCCGTGGTGAACTGAGCCGAGTCCAGCCCGAGGGTGACCCGAAGAGCGCCAACGACAGCTTGAGACATCGCTTATCCTCTTGCTGCCCACGCCGCGAAGATCGCTTCCATCTCGGAAACGGTCTGTCGGCGGGCGGTGCGCTTCGTGCCCATCAGGCTTTCAAGCGCCGGGAACTTTTCCATGCGAGGCAGGGCGGCGGTATGCCACGCCAGCCACGCCCGGTTTTTCTGATCCAGCGCAAATCGATCAGACGCCCCGGCGAAGACCAGCGCCATCACGCGCGGCGTCACCAGCCAGAAGCGCTCTTCGGGTTGGCCTATTGAGACCCAAGCTTGAAGGAGCGACGGCCAGTCCCAGCCGCCGCTCCCTTCCGAGGGTTTGCGGGTTCGTCTTTCGCGTCAGGGAAAGCCGAGACCAGCGCCTTGCCGATACCGTCGAGGGCGAGGCCAGGGCCTCCCATCTCTTCGATCAGATTGCCCGCGCCGATCAGGTCAACGTCGGCATGCTGCTGGCGCAGACCGCCCCAGAGAAGGGCGCGAACAACGTGCAACGGCGGGGAACTCGCCAGAGCGCGAAGGATCTGATCGGTCGAGAGGTTGAGGATATACTCGACCTCGCACATCGCATTGATGTTGAAGGCCAGCGTGTAATCCCGCTGGCCAACACGGATCGACGCCTCACCCTTTTGGGCGTTCGCACCCATAGGCTTAGCCCGCCGCGTAAACGGGCTTGCCGGTCACTTTGATCGTCAGGCTCATGGCCACCTTGTCATCGATCACGACATCATCGAACGCAAAGGCGGTCGGAATGCCCGAGAAGGTGAAGGTCGAGGAACCGGGGAAGGTCACGCGCCACGTCTCGACACCGGCCAGAACCAGCGTCTGGAGCAGGGTCGCGCTGGCCTCGACATAGTTCAGGTTGACGGTGACCTCGCCGCCGTCCTTCAGGCTGGGGATGTATTCGCGGAAGCCATCGTCGGACCCCATGTGGGTCGTCTCGACCGTCTCGACATTGATCGAGGGCGGGGTGACCGACAGAACCTCGGCCAGCGAGGTGTAGGTCGAAGGCGCGGATTCATAGGCGAAGACCGCCCCAAACCCGTTAACAGCAGCGGAAGCGGCCATGTGTGTTGCTCCTTAAGAGGCGTTGGCGTGATGGACCATCAGGTCCAGTGACGTGCGGAAAAGAGGGGTGGTCTCGTCGGTGGAATCGTCTCGCTCGGAGTCGATCAGGATCACGTCAAAGCGCACCGCGCCTTGGGTGAAGGTTTGCGCCGTGATGGCGGTTTCAACGGCACGGGCGACGGCCTTGGCCGACCCGTAGGACGCGCCCCAGCAATCGACCTGGACCCGGCTGACAACGAGGCCCGAGGCCCCGGCGTGGTGAACGTCAGGCGCACCAGAGACCCGGTGCAGCACGATGGCTGGCAGCGCCGCGCCTTGCACACGACGGCCCCAGTTAATGCGGGTCGAGACCAGCGCGGCGACACCAGCCGTGGCCAGCAGCTTTGCGATCAGGGCGGCTTCCATGCGTTACCCCTTCGCGGCCAGTCTGGCGGCCTTCTTGGCCTGCCTTGCGGCGGCTTTGCTTATCTCGGCCCAGAGGTCGTCAGCGATGCCTTCCAGCAGCGCATCCTTGCCGCCATCCCAAGCGGGTCGCATGAACGGCTGGGGTGGGTGGTTCTTGTTGCCAAACTCTTGCTGGGTGCCCTGCGGTGGCACTTTGCCCGCCGGTCCAGCCGGCCCCATGTAAGCCTCGGCCTCGCTCTTGCTGCGCCGGTTTATCTTGCCTTGGCGTTTGCCCAGCTTCGTCGAGACCGCGATGCTGGTCTTTAGATCGTTTCCGCCCGTGTCCGGGTCGTCTGGGGCCAACCGCCGGGCCTCTTCGGCCATTGGCTCCAGCCGGGCGACGGCGACCCGCCGCATCACGTTCCGGCCTGTTGCCTTGCCCAGTTCACCGAGGGCCGCGTCAACCTCACGCAAGCCTTCAATCGTGACCGTTGTGCCCTTAGACATCAGCCCGGACGGTCGCGCTGATCTCGATGCCCTCGCGCCGGCCGATCTCCTTGACGTGCAGGATTTGCCACGCCGCGCCGTCGAAGGTCAGTCGGTCCTTCGGGTTCAAGTCCGCGACCGCTGCCGAGTGCCGGATGACAAACCGCGCCGAAGCCGTTGCCGCTGTCTCGGCCGCCCGGAACCGCTCGCCGTCGCTGATCGGCTCATATGACGCCCAGCGTGTTGCCAGAGCGCCCCAGGCTTTCACCGGCTCGTTGAACGCATCGACGGTCTCGGTGAACCGCTCCAGAGTGATCCGGCGGTCCATTTTGCCCGCCGCGAGCGCCATGATTTAGAGAGCCACGCCAGAGGGCTGGATGTTGACCGACAGCACCGAGGTGCTTTTCGCGATGCCGACGATGCAGGGATATTCGCCAGACCCTAGGTCAGCGACCGGGCAGATGCCCCCCGGGGTGTCCGACAGATAATAGGCCACGCCAGCGGTCATCGTCCCGCCGATGGTGATGTCGCCACCCTTCTGGACAGACAGCGGCTGGCCGTTTGACGCTCCGTTTAGCGCAATGCCATTCGGCACGCGAAGGGCTGCCGCGCCGTTGGAGTCGGCCAGCTTGAACCTCATGTCCGAGGTGTCGAGGTAGACCAGCTGCCCGGCGGTGACGGTCGCGCCGGCGGTGCCGGATTCGCGCACCGCGTCAGAGCCCGCGACCACATTGGCGGCGGTGATTGAAATGTCGGCCATGCGGCGCTCCCTCGGTTAGGTTGTGAGTTCAGACCCCGACGCGCCGGTAAGGGCGGATCAGGGCGTCAACGGCCATCGGCACGTCATACATCTGGCCAGGGGCGACCGCCTCGCGGTTGGCATACCAGTGGCCGACCATCAGCAAGATCGCGTGTTTGATTGGCGCGGGAACCGCACTGTCGGCAACCCCGGCAACATAGGTCACCGAGATCGCATCCCGGCGGGAATAGACAGACGGGAAGGTCTGGTCCGGCTTCAGCGCCAGATATGCCCCAAACTCATCTGCAAACAGTCCATAGACCGTGCCGGCCAGCGTCTGGACGGCATTGTCGGCGTCGTAATAGGTGACGCTGGTAATCGACGCGACCGGCCCGAGCGCCAACCGAAGCGGGTCAGAGAATGACTCCAAATCCTGCCGCCAAGTCTGGGTGACCAGCGCGCGCCCGAGGACGCCCTCATAGCCGTCAAGATAGGCCGTTGCCGCCGAGATCAGCAGGCCGATCAGGGTGTCGTCGTCGCTATGATCGACGCGGCATTGTGATTTCGCTTCCGTCAGCGTGACGGGGTTTGTCGCCGGGGCAGAAGTGCGAACCGGGGACAGCATCAGAGATCCCTCGCCGCGCTGATAATGCGCTCCAGCACCGACCGGGCGTCGCATTGAACCGTCTGGCCGTTCGTCAAGTCGAACGAGAACACGCCAAAGTCGTCCAGCGACACGGCCTTCACCGTCGCGCCGGGTTCGCCGCGCTCGCCCTTGTCGCCCTTGTCGCCACGCTCGCCAGCCGCGCCGCGCTTGCCTTGGGCCGACATCAGTTGCCAGCCCTCGCCGGGGCAGGGACCGGGGTTGTCGATCTTGGCCACAAAGGCAGCACCGTTCAGGGCCACGACATCGAGGGCCTGATATTCGTTCTCGGTCGCCCAGGTTCCCCGGATGACCATGCCGGGCGCATCCCGGCCATCAGCGCCGCGCTCGGCAATGCAAGCCCAGTCGTCCGATCCCGGTTCGCTGCCCGTGTCCTTCAGGGCCTGCCAAGTCTGGCCGGCATGGGTGACCACGTCGCCCGCATAGTAAACCTCAGACGCCCATGCCTTCGCGACCGGCAGCATCCCGGCGGGTCCGCGTTCGCCGCGTTCGCCGGGGTCGCCTTTGTCACCGCGCTCGCCGTCCGTGAGCTTCTCCAGCCGGGCCGTGATCGCGGCGTCGAGGGCGTTAAGCCGCGCTTCCGATTCTGCGGCCTTCGCGCTTGCCGTTGCCATAATGGCCTCGGCCTGGGCCTTCAGCAGATCAAGTTCTCCCCGCGCGCGGGACACGACCTGACCGAGCGAACGCTCCAGCGCCTCAGTGTAGGAGGGCGAAGGCATTGATGCGTTCGGAGATTGCCTCGGGAGAGTCTGCGCTCTGGTCATCCTGCTGATCTTCCTCGGGGGCGACGGGCGCGCTTGCGGCAGGCTCCGGCGGTTTCATTTCGCTGCCGTAACTCAACGGGACGACCTGCTGCTGAACGCGCGGCATCGCACCGTGACCGCCCTCGACAGCCGGCAGGTCTTCGGACGCGCGGGCCTCGTCGGGGCTGTAAATGCCACTGATGACGCCCCGGGCTAGACCTTCCATGCGCTCACGGTAGGCGCTGCGGAGAAGGGCGCGCGTGTCGAACTCAAGATACTCGTCGGGCAAACCACGCAGGCCGAACAGTTGGCCGAATGCTTCCTCAATGTGATTCAGCGCAAAGCCCAGACCGGAGGCGATCCACGATTGCATCAGCAGTTCGGTCGAGGCGAAGGCGGTGCCGCCGAGGCCGAGAACCTGAAGCGGCAGACGGAACGCCAGCGCGACGCTCTGGTCCGACATCTTGAGCATTTCAGCCAGTTGGCCGTCCTGCGGAGAGATGCTGACCGGCTTGGCCTTCAGGCCCCAGGTCAGGATCGGGGTGCCGCCCGCGTTGTCGCCTTGGGTCTGCTCATTCCAGCGCGCTCGCAGAGCGTCGGTCTGTTCTTTCGTCAGCTTCTCGTCCGTCTCCAGCATGAAGGACGGGCGGGCCTGATTGAGATAGAACGCCACTTGCTGATTGAGCGCCGCGCCGGCCATAGCACGGTCCAGAACCGTGGACAGGATCGGGCTCTCACCCTTCAGCGGGTGGCGCGGGGTGTGTAGGCGCAGATGAAGGACATCGCGCGCCGGAATGGGGTTGCTCAGATCGAATCGCAGATCGACGATGTCGTTCCCGCTCAGATCATAGAAAATCGTGCCGTCAACTGCGAGGCGCGGGACGCCGAACTGCATCAGGTGAAGCTCGGTGATCTCGCCGCGATTGTTTCGGATGGCCAGCGCGAACGTCTCGCCCTTTTCGTAAAGGCGGCGGGTCAGGTTCAGCATCAGGTCCGAGATGGACTGATAATCGTTGGGGCGTTTCAGGATGCGGCTCAGGGCCGAGTTGACGACGCGCTGACGGCCGCCGTTCTCCAGCTTGCGCCAGTGGTCGCCCGGACACATGGCCACCGTCTGGGAATAGGCCGAGACACACGCCTCGACCATTGCGCCGCTCTCGCCGTAGGGGCTGGGCGAGTAACCCATCTGCCACCAGTTCATGAACCGGCCAGCGACGGACGTGAGCAGGCCATCGCTGAGGGCATACGGGCCGGGGCGATATTCGCCCTCCGACGCCTTGCTCTTTCCGCCTAGCCAGACCGGGAGGCGCAAGTCAGCCGGCCTTCGATTCGCGGGTCTTGTAACCGCCAGCCTTGGCCGCCGGCTTCAGGTCGCGGGTCATGCCGCGCTCTTCGGCCAGATCGACGCCACGCGAGGACGGCACACCGTTTCGATAAGCCACCGGGCCGGACTTGTGGCGCAGCAGGCCAGCCGCGTCCGAAACGACCTCGCGCGGATCGACCGCTTGGCCGTTTTCCAGAACATACCAGGTCTCGCGCATTGCCACCCTCCAGATTCACAAACGAAAAGGGGCGACCCGAAGGCCGCCCCAGTTCATCAGTCCTCGACCACGATGTGGAACGCGCCGACCTTGGCGTTGCCGCCTTGGGCCAGAACGATCTTGACGCGGTCGCCCGAGCCCAGACGGATCAGGTCATTGACCGCGCTTCCGCCGGCCGCATAGAGGGCGGCCACACCGGCGTTGGAGTGCGTCGGCGCGCGGGGATAGCAATAGTCCGTCGCGTTGACGTTGGACTCGGTCCAGAGGGTCTCGCCCGTGCCTTCGGACGTGATCGTGAAGTCGACGCCGTCGGCATAGTCTTCCTTGATGTAGTGGATGGCGGCGATCTTGCCGCCACGGATCAGCGAGGGCGAGTAGGCGGTAGCGGAACCGTCCGCTGCGGTAGTCACGGACACAACGTGTCTGCGGATTGCCATGGCGTTGAGCCTTTCAGATGCAGGAAAAAGGGGTGGGGCGGCCTAAGCCGCCCCTGTGGGTCAGTAGCTGGTGCCGTTGATCCACTGGACGACGCCGCTGCGGCGCATGGTCCAGCTTACGTCCAGCACCATGCGGACGCCCATCGAGTTGGTCTGCCAGAGCGAGCGAACCGGATCAGCCGTGGTCGGGCCGGTGCCGCTGACGATTTCCAGAGGCGTGGTGTCCTCCATGTGGATCGTCGCCTGCTCGGACACGTCAAACGCGGGGTTGCCGCCGGCCGCCACGAAGTCCGAGTTGCGGAGCGCAACCAGACGCCCGGCGGTGGCCGAGGTGGACTCGATGATGGTGACGCGGTCGCGGATGCGCTGGAACCAGTTCGGATCGCCGACCGGGCCTTCCATCAGGGACAGGGCGAGGCCCTGAGCCGGATTGATGACGACCGTGATGTTGTCGGCGGCATTGGCCGTGAAGAACGGTTGGAGCAGGGCTTGGAAGTCGGCACGGACGGCGGCGTAGTCACCACCGGCATAACCGGCAGCAGCAGCCGAGACGCCGTTCAGGAGGCCGGCAGGACGCGAGGTGCTGGAAGCGGTGGCGTCCAGCAGGATCGGGTCCAGGGCGGCGGCGGTGTCTTCGAGGATGGCTTGGCGCACGATGGCCTCGATGGCCGGGGTCGAGCGGTTGGCCAGTTCCTTCGAGAACGCGACGATGACGCCCATTTTCTTCGGGGTCAGGGTAGCGGCAGCGGTCGTGATGCGACCGACCTTGATGGGCGAGCCTTCACCGACAAAGCCACCGGCAGCGCCGCCAGCGGTGCGGCTGGGCAGCTTGATCTCGCCGTAGCGGTCGAACGCCAGCGACAGACCACGACCGGCGAGGGCCGGATAGATCGAGAACGGCTGGAGGGCGTTCAGGAACCCGAAATAGCCGGTCTGCATCAGTTCAGCGGACCAGCCCGAGACCGTGGTGGTGCCGATGGTCTGGTCGGCCTTCATGATGACGCCGAGGGCTTCGTGGCCGGTGTAGCGTTGCTCGATGACCTGATCGACGGTCTGGCCGGTGTGAGCCGCGATGCCTCGAACGACGGCGGCGCGGACGATCAGGTCCATGCCGTCCTTTTCGGTGTGGCCCAGAACGCGGCGCGGCGAGGCCGGCACCGAGGCGGGGCTCGAGCGTTCAGCGTTGACGCCGATCTTGGCTTCCGACGCCTTCAGGGCGTTGAAGGTGCGCTCGGCGGTGCTGACGATCTCGGTCTGGGCTTCGATGGCATCCAGATCGAGGGTTTCGGCAGCGTTCAGTTCGGACAGGCGGTCGCGCGAAGCGTTCAGGTCGTCCTGAGCCTTCACGACGCGGTGGGCGAGGGTGTTTTCCATTTTGGAGGGGTTCCTTGGAGATTGAGGGAGGTCGGCGGATCGGGCTTGCTCGCCCTTGGACACGTCCCGCCGCCTCACTTCGGCTTGCTCGCCAAAGGCCAGGGACATGATTTCTTCGGACACTTGCATCGACTTCGCGACCGCGAGCGCGGCCGGGTTTGCCGGGACAGAGACCAGAGAGGTTTCGAGCAGTTCCTGCTCGAGATAGCGTTGGCCGGCGTAGGGCTTGCTGGGATCGATGGGCTCGGCCTTCTTCGGCATGAACCCGACCGAGACCGCCCGCAGGATGCCCTGCTCGACCAGTCCGATTAGTTCGTCGATCCGGGCACTGGTGCCGCGCGCCGCGAGGTTCAGTCTGCCGATCAGCTTGCCGCCCTCGACGCGAAGGTCGGACCAGCGGCCGATGGGGTAGTCGTGCGAGTGCCCGAACAGCGCGATGGGATTGCGCTCGAACGACGCCAGATCCCAGCCCTTTGCCACAATCGAGTCGCCGTAGCGGTCAACCGTGGCATCGGACAGGACAAACTCCATCCCATCGCCACCACCGGGCGAAGCCTTGCGGATAAGGGTCATTCAAGGGCCTCCAGATCAGCCGATCATGCCGCCGATGTCCGCCGGGGCTGCGGGGGCTTCCAGAGCCATGACGCCGACAGCCATTGCCAGCGAGACCATGCCGTCGATCCGGCCGGTCGATTTCGACTTGTCCATTTTGCGGTTGCCCGCCGCGTCCTCGACGATGATTGCGTTGGCCGCGCACATAGTCATCACCGGGTGTCCACCGTGGCGGAACCGTTCGTGAAGGAACTCAATCTCGGCCCGGTCAACCGCCGGCCCCATGCTGACGAAGCCCTGGCCGAACTCTTCAAACGGCAGGACCACATCCAGCCGATCCAGTTCCGCCTGTAGCGTCTTCATCCGGTGCCGGTCGAAACCGATCTTGCGGATGTCCATGCCCTCGGTCAGCGCAGCAATGTCGCGCGCGACGAAGTCATATTCCACCGCAGGGCCGGGCGTGGCCTTCATAAACCCGTCGCGGACCCACGCGTCATAGGGCGTCCGGTCCTTTTTGGCCCGATCCGCCAGCGTTGACTCCGGCGTCCAGAAGACCGGCTTAACGTGCCAGACCCCGTCCTTCATCGCGATCAGGACCAGCGCCGTCAGGTCGGTCGTCAGCGAGAGGTCGAGCCCGCCATAGACCGGGCCTTCATAGAACGCCGCGTCATCGACCGGACCCGAACAGGCTTTCCAGATCGATGGGCTGACGAACGGGGTGTGACGCGTCACGCGTTGGTTGAGATACAGGTTCCGAAAACTGTTTTCGACCGAGGGCATCCGCTGCGCTTCGGCGGCCTTGTTTGTGATCTCGACCAGCGACCTAAATGAGCCCAGCGCCGGGTTCGCCGCCTCCCATGCCTTCGGATCGCCCAGGTCCGCATCCTCGGACGCGGCGTAGACGTGGCAGACGATGGTTGGATCACCCGACCGCTTCGCATCGTCGATCCTGATTGACAGCATATCCGCGTCGTTCGGGGCCTGCGTCGAAATTACAATTTGCAGAGCGTCGTCGTATGCGCCCTGCGCCGTCTCAATCGCCTCGATAAACGGGTCGAACTCGCCCCGGACTTGACCCATTTCGTCGTGGATCGCCAGCACCGGGGACAGGCCGTGAGCCGTGCCGGCCTCGGCCGCGAGCGCCTGATACTCGGTATTCATCGTCAGGCCGTGGAGCGTCTTGCCCGAGGGCGTCGCCTTGACGATGGCCCGAAGTTCCGGGGACAACGCGACCATCTTGGCCGCGAGGTTGTAAACGATGGCCGCTTGCTTCCGGCTCCGGGCACCAGAGACAATCTGGCTGTTTTGCCGCGCCTCGGGGCCGACCAGATGCGCCAGCACAATCGCCGCGATCAGTCCGCTCTTGCCGTTCTTGCGGGCCACCGACAGGATCGCCAGTCGAGTGCCGGCGGGGTTGTCGTAAATCTCCCGGATGAACCGGATCTGGAACGGCTCCAGAACCATCGGCTTGCCGACGTGTTTGCCTTCGGGGACGCGGCAATAGCGCGCGATGAACGCCAGAACCTTCTCGGCGCGGGTCAGTTGAAGATACTCGGCCTCGCCAGCAGATTGTCACCCGCCAGCGGATTGCCCGCCTCAATTTCTTTCGCCTGCGTCCTGCGCTTTGCGACATCCTCGACCCGGCCATTGGCCCGACCGTGTATGTAAAGCGACTGACGCGCCGCTCTGATCTGGGCGTGAAGGCCATGAACCACCGACACGCGCGGGTTGGTCATTGCCGTCCCGGATGCGTTCTCCAGAACCTCACCCTCGGTCCGCAGCTTCTGGCGGTTCTCGACCAGCTGGGCCATCGCGTTCGCCATGTCTGACGCGCAAGTCAGGTCGTGGTCATTCCACTCGCTCAAAGCCCTGGCCGAAATGATCTCCGACCAAAACGGCAAGGCATCGCAATCCAGCGGGGCGTGAGCCGGCGGCTCAATCGTGCGGGTCGCCTTAACCATGACCTCAACGGCCCCGGTCGTGCTGTCGATCCTTTGCTTACGGGGCATTGAAACTCCGTGCGCGCGAGAGAGTGCGGTTAGCGTTGGTTTTGAAC